TAAACTGGTACTTTTTGGTTAGCTTGTGTTTTTCTAGCAAGTCGTTATAGAGAATGGCGCCTTTGACATGAATTGGTGTGCCTTTTTTATATAGTGTCGTTGAATCTGAATACTCTCGGATACCATTGACACCACGAGGAAAAGAAATATCCTCTACAGGCAATTTCTTGAACTCAGTTTTCAAATTAGCGATAAATTTTTGTACCGTTTCTTGATCTGAATTGATAATAAGTGAGATGGTCTCTTTCATCTTTTCACGAATGATAGCTGGCGTTGATGATTTAACCACCTCAAGACCCATAATTTTCATATCAGGTTTATCATACTGCACACCTTCATTATTGAACACATTGAGAACATAACGTTTCTTGGCCGTCCAGAATCCTTTGTTTGAAAGACCCTCACGTTTCATTCTCATTTTTTGCGAATATGCGTGAACATACGAAGCAAGTTCCTGATAGCTCTCATTAATATAAGATTGAATCTTGTCCTCACAGACACGATCCATGAAGGCGATAACTTTAGCAGTTTCTTTTGGACCAGTATACACTTTGTCAACGAGGTCACCAAGGCGGAGATAAATTGAATCTGTGTCCGAAGCAATAACATAATCTACATCAGTTGTTTTTAATAGTTTATTCATGTATATATTGATTTTGTTTTCAATCCACCGAATAGACAACTGACCTGCCAAAGTAACACCTAGAGCCATTCGTAAATCATAGAAACGGAAATACTGTGAACCTAAGGCACCGTAAGCTGAGTTTAATGAGACTTTTTTCGCAAGTTGTAGATTGTTATATCGTGCAACTAGTTTACCAATTTCTTCTTTCTTTTGAGGATTCTTTTCGTCAATATACTCCTGTTTACACTTCAACATCAACTTCTTAAACTTCTTCCGATCCTCATACATCTCTTCAAGCATCTTTGGTAGAAACCCTTGAACATCGGTACGGAAGAACTGGCCATTCGGTGTTATTGTTATATTTTTTATAACAATAGTATTTACGTTTTGGCCAAGGAGATTTTCCACGGATATCCCATCCATAATCAATTTTCTCATTTCATCCGTGTAATGCTCTGGTTCCACCAGAGTTTCAGGTGATATGTTGTACATCATCATCAGGTGTGGATACAAGCTATCCAGGTCAAACGAGGCCACCCAATCATGCATACCAATCTGAGGATCTTTTACATAGGCACCCTCAAATGCTGAATCTTTCTTCTGTATCTCTTTAGGCGGGACAACAATATTTTTCTCCAAGAGGTACGAATAGATAAGTGAATCCCACATACGAGTTTGTGCAAATACGTCTTCATAGTTGGTCTTTGTATCATAGGCTAGAGTGAGTGCTAGTTCAATGAGTTTAAGTTTGTCTTCAAGTTTTACGACAAGTTCCACATCTTTGATATTATACTCAATAAATTTTTGATAGTTGAGTTTATACAACTGGTGGAGGTTGTCATATTCATCATAAGATATTTTTGATTCATTTAATTCAACGCTTGTAATATGATTCAGTGAATAGGATTCCTGTGATTTACCAGCAGGAGCATACCAACGGTACAACTCAATATAATCAAGAGCTGAGATGCCAATCATATTGTAGACCTTCTTTTGTTGGCCTTTATGTACGAATGACCTCTCCCACACATTATTCCATGGCGAAAGTTTCTTGGTTTCATCCTCACCAAGAATACGATTGAAACGATTAATCAAATATGGAATGTCAAAGTAGTCAATGTTCCAACCAGAAATCACATCAGGATAATTTGCTTGCCAGTCTTTGAGAAAAGTCTTACAAAGTGTCCATTCATCTTTACATTTTACATAGTCTTCATTGCCTTGTTTTTCATAGTCACCACAACCATAAACCGTGATACCACCATTTAGTTGGCGAACAGAAATAGCCGTGATTGGCTCAGTGGCTTTATATGGATCTGGAAAACCATTCTCTGAACCAACCTCAATATCGATGATTACGATTGATAGTTGACCAATATCCCAATCAATTGTTCCACGATGTTCATCAGCAATAAAGGCATACTCAAATCGGTCATTTCCATATATCTTAAAGTTTGCTACATCTTGGTAACTCTTTACAAAATCACGAGCATCACGAATTGTTTCAAACTGTTTAGCTTCAAGTTTTTCACCAAACAATGTTCTCCACGAAGTATTTCTGTTCGTCGGCAAAAACAAAGTCGGCGAGTATTCAATTTTCTTGTTAACCCGCCGACCATTGTTTACACCTCGGTACAGAACATTGTTGCCTTGTACGGAAATGTTTGTGTAATATTTCATTCAACTAGTATATCATAACTTTGGAATAGATGAGGCAATTTGAATGTTGCTGAAGATTTGCCGGTAATTATCTTCTAGTTCTTTTACCGGAGTAGAAATCATCAATATGTTGTCCATTGAAAATTTGAAACCTGTCTTAAATTCTTCAGCATATTCAACGAAAGGCACAAACATGATTCCAGAACCTTCTTTGGTTGGTTGTAGAGCTACTTGTAATGGTTCTTTGACAACGATGTATGATTGATCAAAAGGTATTTCAACTTTAGCAATTAAAGTATGATTTGTTTTTAGTGTTATAAGTTTAATATTCATTATACAAGCACCTTAGTGCTTTCTGGAAAAACAGCCAGTGTTACCCAGCGGCGTGGAAATAACATCTCACGGCCTTCAAAGTCTTTCATTTCATAAGTTGGATCTGGAATTAGACCAATCAATTCTACCATGTTATCATAATCACGAAGAACCAAATCATACTTCTCAGCTTTTGGGAGACCGTGGTTAAAGGCCATTTTCTTCGCTAGTTCACGAATATTCATGCTTCTCCTTTCATCCAACATATTGACTAAAGTTAGGTGATTGCCATCCTTCGGGTTTCAAAATTTTACCATCTTCACGTTTCAAAACTTTTCTTGTTTTGGGATCAATCTTTCTTAAATTACTCAGTGCGCCTTCATCCCAAATTTTACTTACATCCCAGCCTCTTGATAACATATACCCTGTGAGCACCCACATTAAATCAAAACAAGCATCAGCAATCTCAGTATCGTTGTTTTGATTTTTAGCAATAAGTAATTCACTGAACTCTTCACCAATTAATTTCATATACAAACTTGACTGAGGCACATTGTACTCCAGTGTTGTTTGGTCTGCCGCTTCCATAAACATTCGAACATCATTAAACACAGATTTCATTGTTGTTCCTTAACAATTATTTGGAGCAATAGGAAACTTACGAATAATAAGTTTGTCTTCTTCAAGAAAACAATCTAATACATCTCCGACTTTCCAACCCATTTCATCCATAACTTCTTGTGGTATTTCAATAACAGCATCACCGTTATCTAATATCTCAAGCACTCGGCTTTCATAAGTTTTGTTAGACATTTTTTACCTCTATGTTACACTTGTTTAGAAAATCAACACCATCGGTATTGCGATAGGTGTTCCGATAGTAAACAGATTTTATACCACTTTGATAGATAAGTTTAGCACAATCAAGGCATGGTGCATGAGTAATAAACATGGTCGCACCGTCACCCGATTCTGTAGACTTGGCTAACTTAGCGATAGCATTTGATTCTGCGTGAAGAACTTCTGGTTTGGTTTTTAATTGACTTGAAATACCGTCAACTATAATATCTTCACAATTGTTATCCCAACCAGAAGGCATACCATTGTAACCGATAGAAATGATACGATTATCTTTTACAATAATAGCACCCACATGAAGACGCCTGGCTGAAGACAATGCAGCGAAGACTTCAGCGGCATTCATAAAAGCTTCAATGAATTTTTGTCTCATACTTCAATGAGAACTGGAAAAAACGGATCTTCTTTATCGGTGCCACGTTCATAACCAACATAACCACGAGCATTTGATACAATGCGAGTAGAACCAATCATGTAATCAAATTTGTCGTGTGTGTGACCATGAACCCACACTTTGATTTGCGGATGACTTAAAATAAATTCATCTAAGTCAGAACTATAAGCACCACCAACAATCAAATCTTTTTCATAGCCAGGTTTTACGGAATTCTTAGATGGTGCATGATGCCCAACCACCACAAATGTTCCTGTTGGATTACCGGTGACAGTATCATCAATCACTTTCAAAAAGGCCTTATGGTCTTCAACACAATCTTCTGGTGAAAATTTAGAATATCTTTGTTGAAAATTACCTTTCGTATCTTTAAATGAAGTAATCTTATTACTGTTTTGTATAATACGAAAATCATTCATCAGGTACGAAATCTGATTCATGGTTTTCGCATGTTCTTTGTTCATATCAGTCCAAAGAGTACCACCAATAAAAGTTACATTGTTAATTGTAACAATTTCTTTATCTAAAAAATCAATAGAGTTTTTATCACAGGCTTCACGGAGCAACTCATGTGAAGTTGCAAAATCACCATTGTAATGCTCATGGTTACCCATAATATAAATTACATCTTTATATTCTCTCTTACAGTTGGTGAGAAAGTCTTTAAATCTTTGTGATTTATATGTGCCGTTTAGATCGGAGGCAAGCATAATATCACCAGCCAAAAGTAAAACATCGGCTTGATCGGGATTACATGGGTACCAATCAGCGAATTCTAGATGAACGTCGGATACAAGTGCTAATTTCATAGTAGATTCATTATATAGTGAAAACAAGGGAGAGTCAAGCTCTCCCCATCACTTATGCCGCTTTTTGTTCTTGCAGCAGTTGAGGCTTAAATGCCTCAAGACTACCGCCAATTTCAACTTTGCGTGGTTTCTTA